TAGCTTTATTAGGTTGTGTTAAGTACAAGTGTAATGGAATAGGCTTTATGCTTGGTGATGGTATATATGGCGTTGATTTAGACAACCATCCCAATAAAACTACGGGTGAGTTAGAATTACCAGTTGATGAATTTAATAAAATAGCTAACGAATTTATTACAACCCTAGACTCTTACTCCGAAAAATCTTGGAGTGGCAATGGAGTACATATTATTTGTGCCGGAAAATTACCCGGAACAAGAAGAAAAACAACATGTGTGGAAATGTATGATAAAGGTAGATTTTTTGCTTTTACTGGTAATGTAATTAATGCGAAGCCAGTTATGCAAAGGGAGGAGGAAATAAAACCGTTATATGAGAAATATATGCCTAAGGAACAGGAACCTGTTTTTAGAAGAGAAAATCAAGAGATAGGAAACGACGCCGATTGCCAAGAAATAATAGAAAAGGCTATGTCTAATGCCAAAAACGGTGAGTTATTTAAAGCTTTATATTATGGTGATATAGATAATGCTTATATAATCGCTGGGAAAAGCTGGTGGGATGATAGTCACAGTTCAGCTGACCTAGCTTTTTGTAATTTGTTAGCTTTCTGGTGTAATTGTGATGTTGAAAAAATGGACACAATTTTCCGTTCATCCGGACTAATGAGAGATAAGTGGGATGAAAAGCGAGGAGCCGATACATATGGAAATCAAACTATAGCCAAGGCTGTAAAGACTTGTACAAATGGTTATTCTAAGGGTGATGATTTATCTTTCATTGAAATTAACCATCAAAGAAAAGAAGATATTTTATTTGATGAAAAAACCGGAGAAATCATCGAAACTCTTCCTTTAAATAGAGAAGCTGTAATGAATATAGACGAAAACGGCGAGCCAATTTTTAGAATTAAACCACTTTATAAAAGATTTCCTTGTAACGATACAGGAAATGCTGAAAAGTTTTATGAATATTTTGGTGAGTTATTTAAATATAATAAAATAGACAAAATTTTCATGTTTTGGACTGGCAAGACTTGGATTCGTGATGAAAAAGATATAATCAGAAAATATGCTAATAAATTCATTCAACTTTGTAAGGACGATTTAGGCAACTTAGAAGATGAATTAGAAAGAGATAGAAATGCTGGAAAAGACATCCGGATGAATGAACTTTATATAAAGGCTTATAAAAAGAATATTGATAGAATTTCTAATAAAGCCGGAAAAGACGCTATGCTATTTGAATTTCAATCATTAAAAGATGTAGCAGTTACCAGCGATGAATTTAACAAGGACGATTATTTGTTGAACACAGACTCAGGCGTTGTAGATTTAAGAACCGGAAAAATACATCCATTTGACCCTAAGTTAATGTTATCAAGAAATACTAACGTAAAGGTTTCTTATGAAGAGCCAACTGTATGGATTAATTTCTTACATGGCATTTTCGAAAGAGGCAACGCGCAAGAAACGGAAGAAATAATAGAATGCGTACAAAAATGCTTAGGATACTCACTTTCAGGCTCTACAAAAGAACAATGCATGTTCTTATGTTATGGAAATGGTTCTAACGGTAAAACAACATTCCAAGAAACTATTAATCATATAATTGGTAATTATGGCGATAATGTAAACAGTGAAATTTTAATGCAACAAAAAATGCAAACAAATAATTCTTTTACAATAGCCAAATTAAAAGATACTCGTTATGTGGAAACTGATGAAACTGATGAAGGCGAAAAGCTTGCTGAAGGTACAGTAAAACGTATGACTGGTAGTGGCCAAATGTCAGCCGCATTTAAATACGCAAACGAATTCTCTTTTACTCCTAAATTTAAAATTTGGATGTCTACAAACAATAAGCCTATAATTAGAGGTACAGACTTTGGTATTTGGAGAAGAATTTTCCCTTTCCCATTCATCCACACTTTTACTGAAGAGGAAAAAGATAAAGAATTACCTGAAAAATTAAAAAAAGAAGCTGACAAAATTTTGGGATGGTGCATAAAAGGGTTCCAAATTTATAACACTTTGAAAACAATAAAAAAACCAAAATGTCTTGAAGACGAAATTAAAGAATACCAAGAACAAATGGACGTTGTTTCTCAATTCATAAAGTCTGAATGTAGAATTGCTGAAAACGGAAATACCCCATGTAGAAATGCTTATAAAGCTTATAAAAGCTGGTGTATGGACAACAATGCTTTCTTAATGAGTGAAATGAAATTTAGTAAAGAATTGCAGAAAAAAGGTTTTAAGACAATAACAAATAGTCGGGGTGTAAAAAGTTATCAAGGCTTCACAATAATTATAGAATATAGTTATTAGTTTGGAGGAGACAAAATGTTAAGAGATTATCAGCAAGAGGTTTACGATAAAACAAAACAAGAATTAAAAGAATTCAAAAGGGTTATTTGTCAAATGCCTTGCAGGTCAGGTAAATCGTATTTAATGTATGAGGTTTGCAAAGACGCTCAGAAAAAGCATTCTAATGTGCTTATATTAGCTCATAGAAACCTTTTACTTGACCAACATCGTAGTCTTATCAATTTTGATAATGTAAGAATCACCTCAAGACAAACCGAAGTAAAGCATTTAGGAGAGCATGGTAAAGTTGACATAATTCTTTGTGACGAGTGCCATTTATCAGCAGCTGATACTTATAAAAAAATATTTGATTATTATTCAAATGCTATAATTATAGGGTATACGGCTACACCTTGTAGACTTGACGGTAGACCCCTAGGTGAAATATATCAAAAGATAATTAAAGGTCCAACTGTTAAATATTTAATAGAATATGGGGCTATAAGTTCATTTGATTATTATGCTCCTAAAGTTAATATTAACATGGAAAATGTTAAAATCGGTGATGGAGATTACAACCAAAAAGACTTGGAAGATATAATGCTTAATTCTAAAATATATGGAGATATTATAGAGAATTATGAAAAATTAGCAAAAGATAAGCAAGCTATAGCGTACTGTGTTTCAATCAAACATGCTGAAAAAGTATGTGACTTGTTTAATGAAAACGGATATGAGGCCAAATGCATACACTCTAAAATGCCAAAAAAAGAAAGAGAGCAGATACTTGAGGATTTCAAAAACAAGAAATTTAAAATTATTGTCTCTGTGGATTGTATTAGTGAAGGAATTTCACTTCCATCATGCGAAGTATGTTTAATGCTTAGACCCACACAGTCTTATGCTTTATATGTTCAACAAGGAATGAGAGCTCTTACTCCATCTCCTGAAAAAAGAGCTATTATTATAGACTATGTAGGAAACGTATATAGACATGGAATGCTAGATGACGATGAAGATTTTTCTTTAACAGAGCGTAAAAAATGTAAAAATTCTTCGGGTGAACCTGAGGTCCTTGTAAGGGTATGTCAAAATTGTTTAAGAACCTATGCCGGAACTAGCCCTGTATGTCCTTATTGCGGAGCTAACAATGGTAAAACAAAAAAAGAAATCGAGAATGAGAAAAAAGCCGAACTTGAACGTATAGAAAAAATAGAAAAAAAGAAAAGACGTATGGAGGTAGGCATGCAAGATACATTTGGAGGGTTAGTTGAAATAGCAAAAGAAAGAGGTTACTCTCCCGGTTGGTGTTTGCGACAGGCACAGCTAAAACATATTCAAGTCGACTGGGGTTTGTATAACAAATTAAAAAGAGAGGTAATGTATAAGTGAAATTATTTGTATGTAGTGATATACACAGCAGTTTTTTTGAATTAGAATATTCTTTAAAGAAATCTGGGTATGATTCTAAAAATCCTAACCATAAATTAATTATTTTAGGAGATTTATTTGATAATGGCTATCATGCTAAAGAGGTTAAAGATTTCGTTTTAAAAAATAAGCCTTTATTAATAAGAGGAAACCATGATGACTCTTTAATGAGAATATACGAAACTGGTTATATAAAAAAGCATGATTATACTGATGGTACTTTCTTTACAATGCAACAGCTTGGCAATTGCTTTTCAGCCGATACAACTAAAGTGTTGGAAAGCTTTAGGGAAAAAAATAAAGATTTGATGTCTTTATACTACAATACTCCTTATTATTTGGTTCTCGATGACATTTTATTTGTTCATGCTTGGGCTCCTAAGGCTGAAGATATAGCCGAAGCAACCAGGGACGAATGGCATAAAGCTACACTTACAAATATTCAAAGAGAAATAGACTTAATTAAAAAAGGAGTATTGCCTAACCTTTACCCATATACTTTAATTAAAAAAATAATTTTTGGGCACCATAAAGCAGACGCTTTAAACGGGCTTGAAAACTATAAGGGTGAAGGAGTGCATACCGAAATGATAAAAACGCTAAAAACTAACGATTTTACACTATATGGTATAGACGGCAGGGTTCAATTAACACGCAAAATTCCTATGCTTATTTTGGAGGTAAAAAATGACGCGGGAACAAAGCTTAGATAAAAAAATAATGTTATGGTGTGGCCAGCATAACTGGTTATGTTTTCATACTAATGTTGGCAAAATAAAGTTTTATGATGAAAAACAAAAGGAATGGAGATGGTTTGACACCGGATTACCTGTTGGATGGCCTGATTTAATGATTTTAACAGACAAAGGTAAAGTAATATACTGTGAAACAAAAATCCATCCTAGAAAGCCCACAAAAGAGCAAGTTAAAACAATTAATATATTGTCTGAACGAGGCTTCATAGCTTTTGTGTGTTATTCTATAGAAGAATTTGTCGAAAAAATGAAAAGTGAGGGAATGATATGTTATTAGAAGAAACGACAAAATTAATGTGTAGTGATGATTATAAAGAAAGGTTTTTAGCTGAATATTATCAAAACAAAATAAGATATGAAAAACTAAAAAACATGTGTGAAGAATGGGACAACGGTAAGTTAAAATTTACTCCAACTTGTCCAAGGGAAATTTATAATGCACAATTACATTTTATGAATTGTTATATTGGTATTTTAGAAACTAGAGCAAAATTAGAAGGGATAGAGTTAGAATAATGCAAAGCTATGAATTTGAAATAATCTGTAAAAATGAAATAATAAATGAATTATATAAATATTATGGTGAAAAATATAAAATAGAAGAATTGCACCTTGTATGGTTTAGCAAATCTTTACAAAATTTCAAGTGCTGCGTATGTGATTTACGAGACAATAATAGATATTACGAATGCACTTATAATGGAAACAAGAAAGAAATGTATGTGGACATCTATGAAAAGAAGCACAATACTAAGGTAATAGATAAATTTTTTAAGGACAAGGTGATTAGATAATGAGTTATATTTATAAGTTAAAAGAAAATGCAAATATTGAAAAATTAAAGGAGCTAGGGTATCAAGAACTTCCTGAAACAATATGCCCTGCTCCAGACAATAAAAACTATTTATTTAAAGTAGTTTTACAAGATACTAATTCTGACTGCGTTTTAAGCTTAATTGAATTTTATAATAAAATGGCAGATAAAATTTGTAAAGATAAACAACAAAGAAAATTACATGCTTCAATTGGTATAAAATTCAGAAAGAAAACAGGGAAAAAACATTATTATCTTATGATGAATAAGGACTTAAGAATGATGTTTAGGACTTGGAGATTAGAAATTAATTTAAAAGAGAGAGATATTTACTTTACTATTAGTGATGGAAGTTTACCAAGTTTTTATGATGGAGAACTTATCATAGAAAAGTATTGTCCAAAAGAAATAGATGAACTAATCAAAAATGATTTAGTAGAAACAGAAGAGCTAGTCAAAGAAACAGAAGAGGTTAAAGCAGAAAACCAAACAGAAGAGGTATAACACATGAGAGAAGACGTTTATGAAATCGTAGACGGAAAAAAAGTTGTATCGCTTTATAAACTTACAGGAAAAGGTTATGAAAGAGGCTGGTTTACTAATTGCAACTGCAGATACAGGTTGTTTGAAGGGGCTCGTAGTACAAAAAAATCTGTTGATATTTTAGGCTATGAGCCAATTTTCAAGATACTGTCCGACAAACGAAGAAATGTTATGATTTGTCGTAAAAATGATTCAGATAACCGACAATCTACATTTGAAAATATTTGTGGTAGATTGAGTGATATGGAGTTACTAGGAACCGAGTTTAAAGCAACTTTAAATCCGCTTGAAATAACTTATATAAGAACCGGCCAAAAAATCATTTTTAGAGGCTTAAATAACCCTACATCGTTAAACTCTGTTACATTTGCGCATGGTTATTTAACTGATATTTACATTGAAGAGGCATTCGAGCTTGATTCTTACCAAGATTTTAGAAAATTAGATGGTTCTTTAAGAGGTAAATACCCGGGAATAACTCTTCAAATTACAATGTGTTTTAATGCCTGGGATGGTGAGTCTTGGCTTAATGAGGAATTTTTTAAGGGCCGTTTAGATGATGATTATGAACTATTAGATAATCCTGAAATAACTTATTTAGATTTTAAAGATGAAAACTGGGTAGGTCCATATGGTAAGGGATTATATTTACACAAATCAACTTATAAAATAAATGAATTTAGAGATAAGGAAATTTATGACGCCTCAGCCGCAGAGTGTAAAGAAAAAGACCCTGAGCGTTATAAAGTAGAATTCTTAGGAATGTTTGGTGTTACAACTGGTAAGGTATATCATAACTGGAAGCCGGAAGAGCTTGTCATTCCTATTCAAAAAATTATCGGTACTGACCAATTAGGTAGACCAGTCATGACCTTTGACGATTATGCCATCGGAATCGATACTGGTTTGTCAGATGGTGAAGGAAAAGTAAAAACCGTTAAGAAAAACGAGAATCAGGACATAAAAATTAAGGCCGCTACTACAATGTCTTTAACGGCTATTACTAGTAAATTTAAAACATTGGTTACTATTGATGAGTACTTCCACAGCAATAACAAAGGCGATAACATGTGGAATACAGATAATAGAGACTCTTATACAGAACCTGAGCAAATAGACGCATGTGCTAAACAAATAATAGCTTGGATGAGGGAATTTGGGCCAACGCCTACTTGCTTAATGAAAGGTATAATAAACATTTACGTCGATTGTGCTGATATTGGTTTTAGACAAAGTTTAGAGGTAAAATTAAGAGAGTATGGCGTCGTAAATGTCAATTTATTGGCCTCTACAAAAAGACCAATAAGAACAAGAGTTTCCTTTACAAATTTACTTATGGCTTATGGTGAGTACTTGGTATGTGATAGATGTAAAAATTTTATTAGAGAAATTAAAAATTGTCGTAAAGGCGAAGGAAACAAACCAAGGGCGGACGGTAACGACCATGTAATAAACTGCGTAGAGTACGGCCAAGCTCCGTTCTATCCAAAGTTAGTAAGATGGGCTGATTACAAAGAACATTAAAATGGAGAAAAAGCTAATGGAAAAATATGACTTTATAAAAGAGGTTCCTGCTAAGAATGAGCTAATTGGACGTAGAGAAGAATTAGCTCTTCTTAAGGAGTCTATGTATAAAAAAAGAATGAAAAATACAATACTTGTCGGTGAGGCGGGGTGCGGCAAAACAGCAATTTTAGAGCAATTTGCCTATGATATGGGCCATCATTTTAATTTGGTGGAGCTTGACATAGGCTCTTGTGTTGCCGGAACTAGTTTAAGGGGACAATTCGAAGAAAAAATAATAAGCTTTTTTACAGAGGTTGCCAAAGCTAATAAAACTTTTAGTAAAAAAACGATTATTTTTATAGATGAAATTCATACTCTTTATAATGCTGGAGGCGCTGACGGTGCGATTGACGCTAGTAATATCATAAAAAGCTATTTAAGTAGGGGAGAAATTACTGTTATAGGAGCCACAACTGTAGATGAGTACGAAAATACAATTAAAAAAGATAAGGCGTTATGCCGTAGATTATCACCTATTTTTATAAAAGAATTAGATGATAAAACTAACCTAGAAATTTTAGATAGATTTAATAATAATTGCCTAGACCCTGCTGTGGTTCAATACATATATTCAGAGTCTAAAAAAATAAAAGGAGCCAACCCAGATAAATCAATTGAAATTTTAGACAGATGTATGGCTAGGCAAATTTTTACAGGAAAGCACATGACTAATAACGAGGTTAATAAAATTCTAAAGTTTATGAAAGAAGGTATTATTTAATGAGGGATGAGAAAATAAGAAAAGCGATTGATAATTTCGGAAAAGACGAGGAGGTTGCTTTTAAACTTATAGATGGCTTTGATGGAAGCATAATCGGCATTTCTAATGATAATAGATTAATCTATGATTATAAAAAAATGATAGAAGAATTTGCCAAAGATAATAATTGTAGTTATTTTGACGCCGAGGAATTTATTCAGTACAACACATTAAGAGCCTTACCATACGAGAACGATAAGGATGGCATGGTACCAATTGTTCTTGTACTAGATATAGACCTATTAAAGGAGTCATATTAAGATATGTTTGCAAAAATAAAAAGACTTATGGAATTAGAACACATAAATCAAAAAGAACTAGCGCAAAAATTGAATATGACAGCTGTCGATATAAGCAGATTTTTTAACGGAAAAAGAAAGCCCACAATCGAATTCGTTGTAAAAGTGTCCAAACTATTTAATATATCAATAGATTGGCTTTTGAATGAGTAAAATAAATAAAAAACTTTTTACTTATCATGGATATAAGAGGGCGACTGAAAGGGTCGCTCTCAATCCTAAAGAATTACAAAGAATAAGTTTGTGGGCTATTAAAAATGGTATTAACCCTCATGATATACCAGAGGGAGCGTTAAAAAAATATGTATTATCAAGAGTTAATCGTTATCATAAAAGAATAAAACTGTATCGCGGCTATGTTTTTATTTTCTTTGAAACCTCAAGAAGAATGATAACTTGCTACCCGGTTCCTGAAAGATTTTTGGACGAGTATAAAAAAATTTTAGCAAAAAGTAAAAAAATTACTTGACATTATTGTTTTTATATCGTAGAATAAAGCTAGAGTAAGTAAGGAGGGCAAAAAATGAGGTTACTAGAATGGATTAGAAATAACGTAGGAAGAAACTATAATATTTTTGTGTACAAGGAAAATTGCCGTTCATGGGCTCCATACCAAAACGATTATAGACTCTTATACGATTTGGAAATAAAAGAAATTCATAAAGTTAAATCACATAAATTTGTCTTTGACAAAAAAAGATTGATGATGGTTCCAGCTGAGCCAACATACAATATTTATTTAGAAAAAAGAGGTGAATAAGATGGAATATATAATCGTAGGAGATACTAAAAATTACAACGGATGTTTAGTATGTATATGTGGAGGTAAAGAAAACGCTGAAACAGTGTTGGAGAGAATGTTAAACAATCCAAATGAAAATGATAAAGCCTTAATAAAAGGACATACAAATCTTAGAATTGAACCAGTAGAAGAAAAAGATTGTTGGTGGAACGAGGTAGAGCTATAATGAATAAAGACAAAATAATTTTGTATATTTGGTTTATCAGTGGCATATGCTTTTTTATGGGCTTACTGATATACTTTATATTTGCAGCTGTTGGAGGAATGAAATGAATCAATTAAAAGCATTATTATATTGTGTTAAAGCAAAGCCTTATTTATATGAGCAACAAAAATTAGTGGGCGATACTTTTTTCACATTTGAGCCTTTTATTAAAAATAAAGAAGATATTGTAAATGGCAAAATCGTAGCTGAATGTGATTTTGAGGTAGAGGAAATATTTGAAGAATTGTATGGCGACCTTGACTGGCAACATGATTATCTTCCAACTACTGATACTATGAGTATAGTTGATTTAGAAAGAAAAAGTTGCTTGAACAGAGAAGAATTAATTAATTATTTAAAAGATAAAGGTTATGCAATCCACATTAAGAATCTACACATATTTGATGAGCCAAAGGAATTAAGTGAGTATTATTCTAGGGAAAAGAAAATGAATACATTTGATGGTTATGAATGGGTATGCGAAAGTATTGATAAAGCTCCACAAAATATGATGTATGCACAAGATGAAAAAGAAAAGCAATATATTTTAATTTCAATCAAACCAGAATGGCTATGTAAAATTCTAAATGGCGATAAGACTATCGAGGTGCGTAAAAAGGTTCTAAAGGAGATGTTGAAATGAAATACATAAGAACTAAAAATGGTGTATATGAAGTAGATGGTTATGATGATAGAGGCGTTTGCATTTGTAATGGCAAAACTTTTTATAGAGATGAATATATAAAGCAAGCTGATACCATAAAAGAACTGTGTGATTGTCTAATGTTTGTTGATAATGATGAACAAAAAGATTTTCTTATCACAGAAGTAGATGAAGATAATTTGAATTACTATGATAAGAAAAATGAAACTTGCTATGGTTGTATAAAAGTAAAATTGCCAAATGGAGCAATACGAATTGAACCTGTAGCAAAATCAAATAAGAATGGAGAGTTTGAACTGATATGAACTACATAAGAACTAAAGATGGTGTATATAAATTTAAGAGTGAAAACATTTGTAAAAAAGATAATGAATTATTTGAAATACAAGAGTTTTTTGAGCCAATACACCATATAAATTATAAATTGCTAGGGCAAATTCAAAAACAAGCTGATACGATAGAGGAGTTATGTGATAGATTTATATTTATAAATAAAAAATATCAAGAAGAAAGAAATAGATATATAGTTTATACTAGATTGTTTGAAAAGAAAAACTTACCTAAATATATACAAAATGGAACTGAAATTTATGGTGCAATATTTACTGATAAAGGCTTAATATATGTTGCTAAAATGAATGAGAATGGAGATTTAAAACTGATATGACATTAGAAGAATTAACCACATTAGAGGGAAGAATTGCATACTTAAAAACCCTTAAAGAAAGTTTAGACAAAGATGATACCACACCAGAAGGATTTGGACTTGTAATCAGTGGAGCATTAACTGATTTACAATTATTAGATTTTTACAAGCATAAATTTGGCAAAATTAGTTTAAAAGAATTTGCTGAATATAGCCAAAAGTGGAATGAGGAGGGGAAGAAATAATGGAAACTATTTATACAGGTAACGAGCCAATGTTAGCTGAAATGCTAATAGAAAGAGCTATCAAAGAGCATAAGATAGATGTGTTTGACATAAAAACAATTAGAGTCGAATGCTATACACCAAAAGATGAAGCGCACCTCTGGACAATAGCTATAATTATCAACGCAAAATTCTCGTATCGAAGTTATTTTTATTCAAAAAATTGCATTCATCATGGCTATTCAATAACTTATTTACAGCACTTGAAAAATATGGGTGTTAAGAAGATAAAAATTAAAAAATTAAAGGCTAAGGAGTGAACAGCAATGGAAGAAGAATTAGAACAATTCAATATCTATTGCAGGCAATTAAACAAGGATTTAACTAATCTTATGAAATGCTTAAAAAAGCAAGATGAAGATAACAAAGCTATTCTTTACGCGGGCAGACACGTTCAAAAAATAATATTACCCGTTGAAGAATACAAAAAAATGTGTCAACGCTTAGAATCAATCGACAATGTTAAACCTAGCGAAGCGTTGGAACGGTTAGAAGATATTTATAGAAATGGGGTTTTCATTAGCAACTATGACGCATTAGGAAAGCAACACCCTACAAATATAAGCCCTGAAACCAATAAATCAATTAGTGAACAATGTAACACTATCAAACAATATGTTTTAAAAGCACAAGAAAACGAAAAAATACTAAGCATTATTAAGGAAAATAATATTGATATAGAACTATTGAGGTATAGATTAAGAGTTAAAGATGATGATGTTTATTCACATTACAAATATGACTTGCTTCTGCCAAGAGAAAAATTTGACCTATTAAGGAGATGGGTAAAAGAATGAGAAGATTTTTAAAAACATTTTTATTAAGCCTTGGCATGGGTACTCTTATAGCAATTCTAGTGTGCTTACTAGTTCTAATCTTTGGAAGCTATTATTGGCAAGTAGGATACACTCCTTTGGAATGGCTGGAAAGAGGATTACAAGAACTTGAGCAAAACAACAAACTTCCTAATAATGATGAATATGAAATAAAATTTATCGAGGTTATATCTGAGGAAGATAATTATAATTTTGTGTATAAAATTGACTTTTACGAATATACTGACAGTGATAATGTAAATGATATTGATTTATGGTATGGTAATTGTCAAACATACACATTTTATATTGGTTTAGAAAGAAGTAAGTGCTTTTATAATAAAATACAGTATTTTGGAAAAACCGAAAAAGGACTTGTTAAGTGCAAGTTCGAAAAATGTTTAGATTTTGATATTTTTGTGGAGGAATAAAATGAAATACATAAGAACTGAAAAAGGAATATTTGAAGTAGTCACTACCGAAAGAGGCAGTGATAATAAATTGCTTTATATCATATCGACAAGTAAAAATG